GCCGGTTAGTTTTCGTCATCGTAAATCCCATCGTTATTTGCTGCTTCAAGAAAAACTGCCATCACAACACTTGCAACAACAGGTAAAACGACTGCCAACAGAATCACCGCCAAAACAGTAAGCCAAATATTCATTATGGAATATCCATCGCATCGGTCAGCTTCTCTAAGATTAGGTCTAGGACAGCCTGCATTTGAGCGTTAGTTATTACGCCTGAGCGCTCCAGTTCAATCAACGCATCGGAAGTTCTTGTTGCTTCATTTCGTTGCCCTTCACTTTTGCCTGCTTTATAGTCTCGGCTAAAGATGTTGACTGAGTTCACCCTGGCACACTTACAGCCATCCTGACAGTTATTGCAGGTCATTCGGTACGCCCTTGCTTTAGGCCTTCAGCAAACTTGTTTAGGTGAATAAGCAAAGTATCAATTGAATCTCTTGCACCTAGATCATAAGCATCTTTAGGGATGGCAGGGAGTTGCAGTTTCTTGTAGCTCTCAACGATACTAATTACCGCTTCAACAGCGTTATCTCTCGAGCTTTGAATTGCTGATGTGATTGCATCGGCAGTATTGCTAACTAGTTGTTCTTTTGTTTCAGGGTTACTCATTGTTTGTCCTTTCGCAGACAATTGTTTTATTGTTTTCAAAATCATCAAGGGTATGCAACTCAGGGCAGTTAGGCTGAAACCTGAGAGCAAGCAAACCTAGCATTACTAGGGCGATTGCGATAAGCAGCATAAACATCCTGTTATTCATCGCTGATCTCTTTCAAGTAAAGAACTTCAAGAGTGTTACAGTTCACGAAAACAAGCTTGCCGGTTGCTCCGCAGTTGCGAATAACATTTTGCTCTTTTAGCAGTTCGATTAGCCTGATTCTTTCTTCTTTAGCACCTTCAGCCCGCAATCTTTGAGCTTGAGAATACTCAGCAAAAGCATCATCAGTTGAATCCTGGTATCTGGTCATTTGTTCTCTCCTTTGATAAGAGCAATAACTTGGTCTACTGCATCCAAAAAGATTTGGTCAAAGTTGTGATGATTTTCTAACAGTTCGATAATGCGTTCGCGCTCTCGCTCTTCGCCTTGTTTGCGATAGAACTCGCGTACATTCTCTGCACTATTTGTCGGCACGATATTTGTCCTTCCAATACTCGGCTTCTTCAGCCATCAGTTCATTCAGGCGCTTATGCCCATGTCTCTCAACAAAAGTTGCAGAGTATTCTTTATCAACCCTGCCTAAAGCACCCGCCAGCCAGTAACTCAATGCGCCTAAAAGTTGCAGCTTTAGTTTAAGATAGACACTGTTTCTGCCTTTAGATCTTCTGCCCATTATTGCCTAATCAGCTCAGGGATAACAGTGTTACTCCAGATAATGAACTGAGTGAAACCCCAGAGAGCGAAGAAGAGAATAATCGAGTTAGTTATATGCCTTCTCATTGCACTAAGTCCAAGCCTTGTAGTACCTGATGAACTGCACGATTACGCTCTAGGAATACTGCCTGCCCATAAGCAGTAACAGCATCATCCCAAACATCAAATAAGTGAGCGTGATTCAAGAAATCTTTACCACAAGCAACCCAAGCCTTATAGGCGTTGACTGCATCAAGAAATAATTCTTCAGGGCTTCGCATTATGCACCAGCCTTAGTTTCAGCGTATTCCCCAACAGCCTGCTCTAAGTTATCAATCTGATCAATGTCGAGACTGTAATAACCTGCGACTGCATACATGTTTGATTCATCAACTAATGTCAAACCATCCATAGCATTACAGCAGACAGTTTTCACGCCTGTTGTTGAGCAGTAACAGCAGAAAGCCAGCTCAGTATCAACTTCATTGACTAACTCCCAGAAGAAGAACTGCCCTAAATCTAGGTTAGGGTTTGCTTCGACTGCTTTGTTTAGTTTGTCCCAAAGTCCTTGAGACTGAACAACTGTTTCCTTGACTGTAATCATTTTTTGTCCTTTGTTTGTCCTTTAGGCTTTCTGCCTATAACTCAAGTATAGGCTCAAATAGTTGCTCAAGGAAAGCATTTAGGAAGCATTTTTAGATTACAGTTTGGTAAACAATTTAAGGGTAATTAGAGATAGTAACCGCAACCCCAGGCTCACCAGTAGCGTACTTCTTAGACACTTCAAGCCTTACAACCTGACTATCATCCCCCCAAACCCCTTCACCTTTAGCGCTGATGCCATCCATAAGGCTGCGCAAAATCTTGTCCAAATCGGGGGGAACAGTTGGGTAGGGGCGCTTTACTGAAGGCTTACGAGTGAGATAGAACACTGCTTCAACCTTTACTGCGCCTTCAAACTTGCTTAGATCACCTGAATCCTGCATGGCCTGCTTGACTGCATCACTGACCGCTTTACGCCAAACCGGTAAGCCAGGAGAAGCTTCAATAATCAGGGGGATGTTATTGCCCGCAGCAGTCCTTCTAGTCCCAACATACTTCTTAGAGCCTTGCGGTCTCGGCTCAAACCCGAAAACAGTAAAACTGAAACTATCTCTTGCCATAATAATTCACCAAAATTACCAGATACAGAAAAACCCCTATCAACGCATTTAAGGCTGATAAGGGTTGAACTGTAAACAAGGAGTTTGTGAGTAATAGGCTACCCAAGAAGAAACCTATAACCCAAGGTTGCATTTAGAAGGGAAGATCAGCGGGAGCAGCAGGCTTAGCTTCAGCAACAACAGCGTTGTTCACATCCAGCTTCACCTTGCGACCTGGTTTACCTGTTTTGTCTTCGAAGTCTTCAATCTTTGCTGACAGTTGACCTGTAACAGTAACTTCAGTATCAACAGCCAGATTGTGTGAGACAGCAAACCAAACTGTCCAAGTGCGAGTGTAATCTTCACCGGTTGCAGACTTGTAAGACTCTACGAGCGAGAGTCCCTGACTCGATGCTCCGAATACTTTATTTACTTTTCCTGTTACCTTGACCTGAGCCATAAGTTTCTTCTTTCTATGAATGTTTATTTGTTGCTTTATGCAGTTTAGTTGTTAGGTACGACATGCTTAGGGTTTACACAATCAGAATGATTACAAGTCCTAACACCAGGCAGATAGAGCTTGCCGTTTTCATCAATAGGGCGAAGTTTTGCATCTAAATCCCCTAAGTGTGGAGTACAGCGCAGATTGCCGTATTGAATAGTTTTCTGCGGTTTAGCGCGACAGCTAATGCAAAGGAGATCCTTTCTCCCGCGTTTGTCGGCTGCAACAGCCCAAACAAAGCCACACCTGCGACAAGCAACCTGATTCTCTTCCACGCTTCCTAGTGTAATTCTTTCACTCTCGAATAAGCCCCATCAAACACCTGGTCAAACATTCCTGTAGCTCCGTGGCGGTTCTTGACAACATCAAAAGTAATCAGGCTCTTCATACCCATAAGCGCACTATTCCAATCTTGATTCTTCTCTAAATCAGCATCTCTGCCCTTATCAACATCAGACTGCTTACGCGAGAGCATAACGATAACATCAGCATCCTGCTCAATCTGCCCAGAATCTCTTAGATCACTAGCGTTAGGTTTATCATCAGGTTTGTTATCAACTCGCCTATTCAACTGAGCTAAAGCAACAATAGGTATGCCTAGTTCTTTGGCTAAGTTCTTCAGGTCAATGGAAATCTGCGAAATCTGCTCATACTTAGGCGCTCTAGGATTAGCAGCAGTAACAAGCTGAAGATAGTCAAGCACAATAACCTTCACCGGTTGCTTCTGCATAACCGCCAAAGCATAAGCCCGCAACTGAGCAACAGTCTGCCCGCCACGATCACTAATAATCAACTTATTCCTAGCAGAAGAAATCAAAGCATCAATCTTCAACAACTGAGCATTAGAGAGACTATTACGCTCAATGTCAGACAGCGGAATGTCAAGTTCACCGGAGACAGCACGATTCAACAAACTGCTCTTATCCATTTCAAGGCTAAAGAACAGCACTTCATCACTGCGAGCAAGTTCCCAAGCCAACTGCAAACCTACAACAGTTTTACCAACACCAGGGCGCGCACCAAACACATACAAGCCTTGCTGCTTCAACCCAACAATCAAATCATTCAGTCTAGGGAAGCAAGTTGGCAAAGTTTTCTTAGGATTCCTGATGTCCCTGAGCATCATCTGCAAATCAAAGCGCAAATCAGGCAGTTCAAACGCTTCAACAAACTTCAGTTTGTCTAGCCTTGCCTTGACCTGTTCGATACGAGCCGAAACATCACCATCAGCCTGCATCTCCAACGCCAAAAGTCTCAACTGGCGGTCAACACTCTCTTCAACAACACGAGACACATAATAAGAAACATGACCAGGAGCAACACCAAAATCAAGGCAAGTGGCAACACGCCTGCGAGCTTCAGGATTCAGTTTCGCGCAAACAGAAAAAACATCAATAACCTTGCCCGATGCTTCTAAGTCTCTAATGACTGAATACGCT